TGGTAATGTTTCTTGGAAACTTAATGTCTTTCCAGCTTCTTGTGCTTTTCTTAATACTCTATATGGACTAGTAGCACTTGAATTCTCATATTTAAACTTAAACTCTAAATCTCCTGCATCACCTATCCCATTTTCATACTGTTTTACTTTATCAGATAAACAAGTATTTTCAACTTTTTCTGGTTCTATACCAATCTCTGGAACTTCCTTTAATCCAGTTAGATCAGTATATGTTGTACCAGAAGCCCCTTTTTCTTTATATCCTAGCTTAATTCCATTAGCTAACACTTTTCATTCCTCCTTTTAAGAGTTATAAACACTCATATTATTTACATCAATAATGCCTTCATATCTCATCACCTTATGCTTTAATTGACTAGGTTCTGGTGTATCTAGGCATTGTATTCTTATTAATCCTAAAGAAGAAAGTACTTCATCAACCTTTAATACAGTTTCAGAAGTACTTCTATCATTCCATATATCAATTTTGTACCTTATATAAGCTAATTGCTCTTTATCATCTGTTTTAGTATGTGTTTTATTATCTTCTTCTACATACTGTATTACAGGGAATGTTGCCCAATCAGAAGGATAAGAATCATTAACATTTATTGATACTTTCTTTAATTCTTTTAATATTATAGGTTTAATATTTATCACTTCTTAGCTACCTCCCTAATTGCTTTTCTAACATCTGCTTTTATATTTTCTATAATTCTTTCTTCATTGTTTTTTAAAGCTGGATAAAGATAAGGTTGTGCAGATTGTCCTTCAATCCATCTTGGTCCTACATCTGGTATATTAACTAACCACTTATCCTGCTTATAACTAACATTTACACTAGTATTTTTATTAGTTCTTTCTCCAACTTTACCTGTTCCAAATTCAACATATGCTGCATGATCACTATTAGTAGATACTACTCCAACTATTCTCCCATTATACTTCTTTACGTTCCCCTTAATACTATTTCTTAAGTCCCCCATATCAACTGGACATAAGTCTTTTGCATCTCCTTGCACAAGCTTAGTTTGTTCTCCTATACTTTGTGTAAGTACTTCATCAATATTTCCACCTAATTTATTTAACTTTTTAAGAAGGCTATCTAAACCTACAACACTCTTGCCCATTTTTATATCTTCTCTAATTCAATAAATAGATGTGAATATCTTTTGATACTTATAACCTTATAATCTGGTTTGATCTCTTTAGAAATATAAACACATATTCCATCACCTTCATTTATATATTCTGGACCATCATATAACATATTAAGCATATAATTTAATCTTTCTCCATAAACTTCTGCTTGTAGCTTACCAGATGCAGGACTTATATTAGCTTGTATTTCTATAGGCTCTGAATATCCTGGATATTTACCACCTTCATCATCTTCTATTACTATTTTCTTTTTAAGATAATAAGTCTTTTTATTCTTTATTCGCATTAGCAACACCTACTAACTTAAGCCTTCTAAAAGCTATTAACCTATTTTTTATATTCTCTGGTATATCTGTAGAATAAGATACAGATATTCCTCCTTCGCTTCTAGAAGTTTCTCCTTCACTTCCTAGCCTATTCCTATAGATAATAGCTAGTTCTCTTTGCAAAGCTTCTGCTCTTACTGGAAGTGTATCTCTATTAGTAAAATCTAGTATTTCAGATTCAGCATCTTCTAGAAACATATTAAGTAAATCATCTTGACTAGTATCTTCCTTATTAATTTCTAATCTTATTTTCAGCCTTTCTAACTGTGTCATAATAACACCTCATTAATTAGATGAAGATTACTCTTCCCCTTGATTATCTTCTATTAATGATATTAAATCTTCTTTATTAATCTTCGAATCATATTCTAAGCCTAACTCTGTGGCGATTGCTTTTAATTGATCCTTATTAAGCAATTTTAGTTCTTTATTATCTTCAAAAACTAATCCTACTGTTTTTGCCATGATACCCCTCCTATGCTTTATGGTGAAGATAAATACCAGCTACCTTATTTTCATATACATCTTCTAATCCATAGTTTCTATAACCATATTTCCATGCATCTGCATCTTGGTTAAGTTCTGGTGTAATTATTTTAGGTACTGCATGCTTTGTATATTGAATTACAGCAGGTTTATGTGCAATTATAAAGTTAATATCTTTTCCAGCTGTTGCTTTAACATATCCTCCTGCTTCTTCTCCTTCTGTTTTTCCATCTTTCAAGTCAATGGCAGTATAAAATCTACTTTGTGGGACTTGAATAACTTGACTAAACCTTGCTAAAACTTCTTTTGATTTAGTTGTATCTAAATCTTGTACAGCACCATATAAAGTAGGAGTTATGAAAAGAATTCTGTCCTCCATTGGAACTTCATCTTCATCCATTTTATTTGTTGCTGCTCTTAAAGCTGTAATTACAGCTGCTCCATCTGCAAGTGTTGCTCCTGCTGCTACCTTAGATATTCCAGTAATCCCTGCTAATGTTGCAAATCTGAAAGCATCTATTTCTGGTACTACTTTAGTTCTAATAAATTCTCCAGCTAATCTTCCAAATGCAATGTTTTGAGATTCCTCATTATCCATTGCATCTACTTGAAACATTCTACCTCTTTCATAGTTAAACTTAACTGTTTCATTTGTTAAAGTAACTGATCCTGTTGTATAACCACTATTTCTGTCGTAGTCTCCTAATCCATCCATATCTAGTTTAGGTATAATAATTTCATTTGCATTTGCTCCTTGTTGTGCTAAAGAAGCATCGCTTTCTAATACTGCAGTTTTTGCTGTTTCCTTGTAAACTTCATCTAGTAAAGCTACATATTTCTTAGCTAATGCTATTGTATTTGCCATTGTTCATTCCTTCTTTCTTTTAATTATTTAAGCCCAAATGCTGCTCTTAAAGCTGCATCATTGTCAATTTTTCCTTGTCCACCCTTAGGAGGATTTCCACCTCTTAACTTATCATTTACAGCTTTCTCTACAGCTGATTGAAAAGCCTTCTCTACTGATTCAATACTTTTATTGCATGATTCAGCATCTGAATAGTTAAGTATATCTACTAACTCCTTAGGTAGATTTTTTTCTGCTAGAGTTTCATAAGCTGTCGCTCTTAATTCTCTAGTGGTTATGTCTTTTTCTCTCTTAGTTAGTTCATCTAACTTCTTTTGTGCTTCATACTCTGCTTTTTGGTCAGCATTCATTTTTGCTAACTTTTGAGCTTCTGTCTTAGCTTCTTCTATTTTAGCTTGATAATCTGTTTCCCATTTTCCTTTAGCAGTTTCTAAAGCTTTAGCTACTCTTTTATCAAATTCAGATTGATACTTTTTATCTTTTAATACATCATCAAAAGATTTTTCTCCACCTTCCTGCCCTTGAGTTCCTTCTCCCGTACCTTCACCATTGCCATTTTCTGCCCCAGTTCCAGTAGCACCACTTCCAGCTCCTCCATCTGCTTCAAAAAAAGGTCTAGATATCCCAACTAAACCAAATAGTTGTAGATTCATTATTAAATTTCTTTTCATTTCTTCCTCCTTGCCCCTTAATGTTCAATGCCCATTAGATTCAATAAAATTAGAGCAGTTTTAAGCCTTACTCAGGGCATAATAAAAGCACCTACTATTTAACTTAGTAAGTGCTCCTACAAATTCTTTATTATCTTATTTGCTTGTTCTTCTGTAATACTATCAACTTTAAATAATTCTGAACTATTTCCAATTGACTCACCATCATAACCCATAATCCTATCCATAAGAATATTCTTATTATCTACTACCCAACCGTTATTCTTATCATAAATATAAGGTACATAGTTTTCTATTTTAGCAACTTTATTTAGATCTGATATGAAATAATAATCCATATTCTCACCTCACTTTATTAATATTATCTGGATACTTTAATTTACTTGAAAGTTCAGCCATCCTTTTTGATAACTCTATGGCTTCTTTTGAAGTTTTATTCTCTATAACTCTCCACTTTTCATATAAACTATGCAGTTCTCCATTCTTAAGCTCAAAGCTTTCTGGAGTATGATATTGAATTTCAAACTTTTGTCCGCTTGGTGCTACATAGTTACAGTTAACTCCTTTATAAGGATTACTCTTTACTAACCATGTATTTTTTAATTTTATTTGATTATATCCCTTCTCATTTAAAGCATTGTTAATTTCAAAATACTTATTTGTTAAGTCTTTATAAGAAGATTGATATGTATATCTAATTATATCATTCGTATCTTCAATCACATTCTTTATAATATCTGGCTCTAAACTATTCTTACTATCGGTATTTACTTTTCTTAGATAAGATTCTTTTGACTTCAATCTAAAATCTAATCCAACTAATTCTGATCCGCTATTATTTGATATTTCCTTTAAATCTAATGTTATATTAGGCTCATTTTTTATAACCTTATTATAATAATTAATCTTTCTATATTGTGCTTTTAAATTATTCCATTCATTAATCTTATTATACTTTATATCTTTGAAGTCTTTCAATGCCTTTGGCGATTCTTTTCCTAAAACTTCCTTATAATTATTAAATTGCTTTCTATCTGAAGATTTATTCTTAATCATCTTCTCAACTACTTCTGCATTATCTTTGCTATACTTATCAACTACAAACTTATCATACCATTCTTGATAACTCATATCCCCAGGTACTAGATAAGTCTTACCTGTCTCTGGATCCCTTGCCCTTCTATTAATATCTTTTAATGTTCCTTTTCCTAAATAAGCTCTTGTTGTACTTCTACAATGAGGATGTAAAGGTGGAAGATTAATGCCCGCTTGTGCTTTATCTACCCTATAAATTTTTCTATCTTGCTCTCTACAAGCACTTGATGTTCTTAAATCTAATGTTGCCACAAAAATATATTTATCGACTCCACATTCTTTATAAGATTCTATTTCAGCTTCATTAGATATATAAGTAGTTTCAGTTCTAATTAGTCTTTCAGATGCAAACTTACCATAGTTAGTTAATTCCTCTAATTCCATGGCCATCCTTCTAGAACTTTTACCACTCATTAAAGCACTTGTTATTACTTCTTCTAACTTCTCTGCTAATATGTCCGTATTCTTCCATACACGCTTACTATAATGTTTTCCACTCCAATTATTCTTAAGTATCTCTTGTACACTTCCTAAAGGCATTTCTGCTACATTAAACCCTATTCCTAAGCCTTTTTGAATATCAAATATATTAGAGTAATAGGCTTTATTTATGTTATCTGTATATAGCTTTGTACTTTGTTTTATTTCAACATCTGCTGCTAACTTAGTATTTATATATACACTTTCTTTCATAGCTTCTAGTCTTGTTATTCTAGATTTATAAGCTTCTGAATTAAGTTGAGCCATCATATATTTTTTTAATTCTTCATCTTGTATTCCATATATCTTTGCTCTTATATCGTCTAATTCTTTTTTAGATATTTTAGAATTTAATAATTGTTTAACTTCCTTCTCACTTAGTTGACTATCTAACTTATATTTGTAGAATATATTGTTTATATCTTCATTTATATCTTTAATAGCTTTATCATATGCAGCATTAATTTTATTTATAGTAGTATCACTATTTCTATGATACTCTGCCATTCTCTCATTGGCTCTATTATTCCAATAAACATTACTTCTATTCTTCATCTACCTCACCATCTTCTTTGGTGATATTTTTAAAATCATATGATCCAAAGGCTTTTTGTTGGTCCTCTATATTCTTTTTCTTTTCTTCATCTAGCCTTTTTCTTTCTTCTTCAATATCTATTTCTTCATCAAATCTCTTAACTCTAGTTTCCCAACTAATAAACCCATCTGTTTCTTGGGCTATTCTTGCAGCAAGTTCATCGTCTACTGGAAGTGATCTCTTCATAGTAATATCTATGTCACTAGAATTTATATTTTTTGCTCTTATATTTTCTATATTTGACATAAGCTTTAGCCTTTGCCTTAAACCTTGTTTAAAGTATCTCTCTTTAGTTTTTCCTAATTGCTCAAAGCCTAATAGCTTGTACTTCATAGCTACTCCAGAAGCATTGCCTACAAAGTTTTCATCTGTTAAACATGGAACTTTACTAAATTCATGTATATCATCTTTAAGGGATTTCTTTAGAACTTCTATTTCAGTTTCATTAAGATTCTTTACTAACCACTTAGCATCTCCACCTTGCTCTAACTCTATAATTTTTAATTCCTTTAATAATTTAGCTGTTTTAACAACTTCTTCTTCATTATCTCCAAGTGAAGCACCTATAACAGCTAGTAATGCATCTACTACCTGCTCCTTATCATTAATTCTATCTGATTGAAGTAAATTATAAGCATCAATTAAAGTTATTACTCCTTCAAAATCTCCTTTAAGTTTCTTATTATTTTTATATTCTATTAATGGTATTCCATTAAAGAAATGTTCTTCTGGTTCATCAATAGCTGGTAATTCATTATTTAAGTCTTTAAAGAAATAATGAGTTGTATTTTTATCTGTATAAACATTAATATCATATCCTTTTAAAGTATTATCAATATCGTACTTAGGATAATAAGTAACTCCAAATATAGCCTTATGTTTTACAGTACTATCTACAACTAAAAAAGAAGTTAAAGGGCTTACTACTGCTAGCTCTGGATAAGGTACTTCTTCATTATTCATATATAACAATTCATATCCTACACCAAATATAGATAAATCTAATGCTAATTCATTGTTATGCGAATCTTCATCAATATTTATAAATATATCATTTAATTCATCTGATCCATTACCACCATAACTTACTGGAGTACCAAATACATATCCTGTTGCCATATCTGTGATATATTCAGCATGATTAGCAACTATCTTATTGTTAGGTAAAGAACTTGTTGATAAAGTTCTATTTAATATTTTATGTTCTCCATCATAATATTTATTAAGATTATCATATCTATTACTAACAATACTTTGATGTTCAGCAATACACTTAACTAATAGTTTAATAGGAATACTACCATCTTCATTTAGTAAATCCCTATCTTTTATTATTGACATTTCATCACCTCTTTTTATATCATTTCGTAACTACATATACGAAATAGTAATTTTTATAATTAATGTTTAGTTCTAATAAACACATTTTATTATTTTCATATCTTACAAATGGCTTAAATAGGTTATTTATTTAGTATTCGTTAAATCAAAATTTAGCGAAATTATCTTAATCCTAGCTTAACCTTGCTCTTAACTTTTACCTTAGTTGAGTTAATCTCACCTTCCATTCCATACCTACAAGCATCTATAGTATGATTATTCTTATCTGGATATTCTCCCTTTAGGTTTCCTTCTTTATCTTTTTCTATTTCATAACCTACAAACTCTCTTTTAGTATTAGGACACCTTACTGGATCTATTATTATTTCTTCTAATTCTTCTGATAAAAATTTAAGACCATGTTCTACTGAATCTGGTCCCTTCTTTGCACCTGCTATATTTAATCCTAACTTCTTAAATTCGTTTATTGTTCTAGGCTCTGCACTATCTGCAGTAACTCTTTTATTTAGTGGATTAAGTTTCTTTATTTCTTCAACAGCTTTACTATTACTTAATTGAATTTTATAAACTTCTCCAAATACATATAATTTCTTTCTAGTCTTATCATAATTCATTAATAAATAAGCTAAAGGATCTGCAGCATATCCAAAGTCTAAACCATTCTTTAATCTATCAAATACTTTTATTTCATCATCTGTTATTTCTCTTACTGTTATATTTCTAAAGACTTCTCCACCAGTACCAGTTACAGCTCCTAAGTAGTCATGTTCATACTTATTAGGATTAACCTTCTTCATATGTTCAGCTTCAATAATAAACTGTTCTCCTAACCACTCTTTAGGTACCGCTCTATAATCACTATGATGTACAAACTTATCTTTTCTAGTTTCAACTACTTCTTGGTTACACCAATTCCTTTGACTTTCTGGTGGATTAAAAGAATAGAATACAAAGAACTTAGGTCCACCTCTCATAAGAGATTGATTAATTGTATCTATCTTATACTTTCCTTCAAATTCATCTACTTCTTCATACCAAATATATTTAATATATCCTTTTGGTACTTTAGTAGATTTAACTTTTTTAGGATTATCAGCACCTTTAAACCTTATTACTTGCCCTGTAGGTTTATAAGTAATTGTTAATTTAGCTTCTGGAACGTGCCATTCATCACTTACCCCTAATATATCTATTACCCATTTAATCTGGTCCCTAACTGATTCTGATAGAGTATCTTTAACTCTTCTTAGAATCAAAGCATTAGACATTATTCCTTGTTGTGCATCCTTCATCATTCCTAGAACTATTTCAATAGAAATAAAAGAAGACTTCGTACTACCTCTACCACCTTTAAACCAGTAGTGAGTATGAAGTCCTCTTTTTATATCTTTATGTGCTTCGTAAAAACTTGAAGCTATTATTGATTTTAATTTAACTTTAATCATCTATATCATCTACTATCTGAACTTGCTGAACTCCATCAACTTCAATCTTTTCAGTAAATAATCTGTATCTCTTACCTAAGAGCTCTGCAGCTTTATTTCTATCTTTAGCTGATATATCTTTCTTAACTATTCTAGCTGATGAACATCCTTCACCTTCACCTTCAACAACAACAACTTCTTCTGTGAGTTCATTTCTCATTACTGCTGTAAGGTATTTCATAACTTCTGTTGCATTTGCTATGCTTTCATCTTCTATTTTCTTAAGCTGTTCATCAATATAATTTTTAAGGTTAACATTTCTTAACATTCTAACTGCTGCTGAAGCTGCAACGCTATCTTTCTTTATGTTAGGATAAGCCTTTTTATATGCTCTAGTAGCATTAAGGTCTACTAGGTATTCATTTGCAAATATTATTTGTTTATCTGTTAGCTGGGCCATTAATGCCACCTCCTTTTTATATAAATTAAAAGAACCCTATTTCTAAGGTTCATTAAATTATTTTTCTCTGTACATAAATGGTATTTTTTCTATGTGTCCATCTACATCTTGAAATATTGTTATACCGTTAATAGGAATAATTTCCTCTATTTTTTTATACTCATCTGCTGTATAATTCATAACTGCCATTCCTCTTATATATTGAAAAATATAATATTTAATTTCATCTCTATTATTATATTCTACAACATTATGAATACTTAATAAGTTTCCAACTTTAATAGTTATTGGAATCTCTCGAATTTTTTCATCTTCCGTGATATCAATATCTTTAATACCTATGTCTCTATAATCAACTTTCATTTTCTCACCTCCCCATACTTACAATTCTACAAATAAATGTAAATTCCTTCAAAAAAAAACACCTATTAAATAAATATTTTAATTAGTGCTTTTCTATAAAAGGGTATTGAGAATTTATGAGAGAGATTTTAGTGTATTTTGGAACTCCATTGGTTTCACACTCAACACCTATCCATTAAGTTAATCCCATAATCTCGAAGATAATTAACTTAACCCTCGCCTGTCTAAACAAGCCCCAGAATGATATTACTCCGTCATTATCTATTCGGCTATGTGCCTGTAGGTAAGGACTTACCGCCTGTCAATAGATTATTTGCTTTACTAGTTTTATACCTTAACCTACGATAGTATAAAGGTCATAGTTAGTTTATGGCGAAGATAGTAAGAATTGAACTTACATATATAGGTTAACAGCCTATTGTTCTACCATTGAACTATATCTTCACATTACACCTAGCTTTTACACTAGGTGCTATAAATATAGGAGGTCAATCCATGCTGAAAAACCCTGTCCTAGTTTTCCATACTATTATTATAAAGTATATTACTATTAAAAAATTCTCATGTTTTTCTCAAAACCTTCTCATTATTTTATGATATTCATAAAGTTAGCTACATTTTCTACTATCTCTTCTCTTATTCTATATACTGTTGCTACTGCCATATTCATTTTTTGTGCTATTGATATTACTTTAGATTTATCACTATACTTTAATTCTAAGAATCTTTTACTTTCTTCATTAAGCATATTTATATTAAAGTCCATATTGCTTATATAGTTTTCCAATTCTCTTTTTTTAGCTTTAGTCTTTAGTATTTGCTTTATTATCTTAACTCTTTCTCTTTCTAATCTATCTATTTCATTAATTATTTCTTGCTCTGCATAGCTTGTACCACTGGCTGATGTTTGAACTCTTTCATTTATTCCTGCTCCATTTTGATAAGGATCTATCCTTATGTTAGTATGTCTTATATCATACTCTATAACATCTTTATGATATTCTAGTCTTGCTATCTTTTCATTTAGTCCAAATAGATGTTTCTTACTTTCATAATATCTATATAACTTTCCTTCTGTTTTTCTAAATAGTTCTTTATCCACCTTATCCCTCCTTAGCTACTTTAATTAAATCTAGCCTTCTCAATATTTCGTTCCTTTCAAATGCTAAATTATCTGCTCTAACATTCATATTTGCTCTTTGCTTCCTGGTTGTAGAAAATACATCTGTATTTAGAAAATCATTCCTTTGTTTCTCAATCTTCTTTTCTACCTTCTCTAATTCTTTCTTTAATTTATCTTCTGCTATTCCTAATATAACTCTTCTATCTAATTCTATTTGTTTATCTTCACTCATTCTTGCAGGATTCCAAAAGCTCATTTAATCCCTCCTCTACCTGTATTGCGTATTAATAATATTCTTTAGAGTAATAGCCTTCTATATGTCCACATTTTTCACAATATACTATATGGTCTTCACGACTTATTCTACTTAATCCACTCTCTCCAATTAGAATGTTATCTACCAATTGGTGTTTACATCTAATTCTATTTAAGAAAGATTTTCTTTTCGGTAATTTGCTTTCACATATATAATTATAATCCGTTCTAATATCCATAACATTATCCTTTCTTAATGAGTAATAATTACAAACCACGCTTATTTAAATTCTTGTTTTATTCCATTTTTTAAAAGCTAAAGCCTTCTCAAAACTCCATCTTCCTATCTTATAATTCATATAAGAATACCACTCTCTACTATTTCTTTGAATACTGATATTTTTGAATTCTTTCTTTTTAGAGTCATCTTTAGCTATTTGTAAAGCTACTTTTTGAAACTTATTCATCTCTATCTCCCTTAGTTGCTCCATACATAAATACCCAATAACCCAATATTAAAATTAACCATATAATCACTATTCTCATATATCCTCCTACCTCACCTTAAATATATATCCTCTAGTATTCATTTTTTTAATATGTTTCTCTAGATCTCTATAAATCAGATCCGTTGGTATTCCCATAAGTCCCATTACGTTAAGCTTAGTTTGTACTGAGTCCCAAAATTCTTCTATTGTATTATCTATATCTCCAGCTAAAGCACCTTTTTTAAACTCATAATGTTCTTCTGTACATTTATCCAACTCTTTTATTAAAGTAACATTTAAATTAGATTTTTCTAAGTCTAATGGTCTTAATAATATTTTTACCTCTGTATCTAATCCATTCTTTTTTCTGTATGTTTTCCACTTGTATAGATAAGTAGGAGCACTTATATCACTTACATCAAACTTTTCTTTTATATCTTTAATTAATGCAGTCTTTCCCTTATCTTTATTTTTATTTAAATAATCAAAAATTCTTTCTAATTTACTCATACATTCCTCCATAATTTACTATCATCTATCCTAAAGAAGCTTCTCTTTCTGCCTTTATATTTAATTTCTTCACTTTCAATAAATTTATTTTTCTTAGTATCTTCTCCATTTCTAACATAAAGATATATAGCTTCTGCAGATAACTCATTAAGCCTAGTATTTTTAACTAGATGTTCTATTATTTCTCCTTCTGTCATTTCCTCTATATTTTTTTCTATAAATTCTTTAGCTTTTCTACCATCTTTTCCACTTAGTTTTTCTTCTGCATATTGCTTAATGTTTGCTCTTTGTGCAATTAAATTTTGTATTGTAGTTTTACTTAAGTTAGTTATTTTATATAGCTTTCTTACTATTTCTTTTCTTTCCATCTTATCTATATTTTCTTTTATAAACTTTCTAGCCTTTGTTGTATCATTCAATTCTTATTCCTCCTTAGAAAGGCATATCCCCATTATCTACCGGTGTCATATCATCATAAAAACTGTCTTGACTATTATTATCTTGTGCTGGTCCACCTTGATTATTATTTCCGTTGCTTCCTATAAATTCAAATGAATCTCCCACTATATCTGTTGTATATCTCTTAGTTCCATCTTTAGCATCATAACTACCTGTTCTTATGCTTCCAGTAATAGCAATTTGTCTACCCTTTGTAAGATATTGTGCTATTGTTTCTGCTCTCTTCCCAAATGCTATACAGTTTATAAAATCAGTTTCATCTTTCTTAAAAGGTCTTGTTACTGCTAAACTGAATCTACATACTGCAGTTCCTGTTCCAGCTGCAAAGTTTAACTCTGGATCCTTTGTTAATCGTCCTATTAAAATTACCTTATTCATTCTTGCTCCTCCTATTTTTTCTCCTTATTTTCTGTAATTCATAATAATCTACAAACCCATATTCATCACCATACTTAAGATTTCTTGCAACTATACTTAACTTAAAGTCCCTATGAAAGTAATTGAATAACTTTATTCTTAACTCTCCTTGTTGTGTTGTCATGCCTTTAACATCTACATATTCTTCGCTTCCATCATTGTGGTAAATAACAAAGTCTGGAGTATATGTTATTGGTCTATAAGTCTTATTATCTTTCTTAAATCCTTCTACTAGCGTAAACTTAGGTTGTAATTCAAAGTTTTCTATTTCTCCTCTATACTTTCTTATCTTTAGTGCTTCATAATATTTTGCTTCATCTTTAGAGTCAAATGTAATTCCATCTATTACAGTTTTATGACTTAAATATTTATTCATTGTCCACCTTATTACTTTCCTCTATAGCTCTTACATCTTATCCTACTCATATTTTTATTAGTTCTTATCCTGTTCTCTGCTAAAAAACTTTCTGCTTCCAGCTTTCCTTTTTCTCTTAAGTATTTTCTTCTCTCAAATTCTTTTAAAGTTTCAAGCATCAATTCATGAGGTGTTAACTTACTCATATTAACCTCCTATATAACTTCTATCTCTTTAAGAAGGATATTAAATAATTTATCTTTAAACTTATTTATAATTACACCTTTTATAAAATCACTATTAGATTTTATAGTTATCTTATTATCAGTTTCAGTTATATTTGTATCTACAAACCAAGTTCTATAACTTACATCTGATAATTCATTATAAATTTTCTTATGTGCTTCTGTTGGGAATGAAAGGGATTGAGATACAGGAACGCTTTCTTCTTCCCCTTCTTTAACTTCTTTAATTTCTTTAATTTCTTTAATTTCTTCTTTTGTGTACCCTTCGTTGTTCTTTTGATGTTCCTTTGATGTACCCTTCGTTGTTCCTTCGTTGTTCCTTCGTTGTTCTTTTGATGTACTTATCGTTGTTCCTTCATCTTGGTATAACCTATAATTTTCAATGGTTAGCATTGTACCCTTCGTTGTACCTTTTTTAATAATCATATTTTCATTTTCTAATAATTTTAAGAACTCTCTTGTCCTTTTTCTTGACCAATTCCAACGCTCTGCTAATTTCAATTCTGATGTATAATAACTGCCCCTTGGAACAGTTACTACATCATTTCCAATTAGTAATTTTTCATCTTTCCACCTTGCTAATTGGATAAGGTCCACAAATGCTCTAAACTTTTCTGCATCTTGGAATATCCAATGATCAAAGATGTTTCTATCTAACTTTATAAATCCTTTAGACTCCTTACCCAAATAACTCACCTACTTATTTATCTTCTTCTACAAATGGTGTTCCTTCAAATGTTTGGCTTTGAGGATCTATATATTCAACACCTTCTATTACTTCTCCAGTTTCAAAATCTATCTCTACATTATCTTCTTTTAGAATAGTATCTTTAACTGAATTATTATCAGCACTATAAGCCTTCTGCATTTCTATTGATAAAATGCCCCACTTGCTTAATAAGTTCCTTAAAACTGTCTTTTTAGCCATACTGTCAAAATCAGTTTGCCATACTCCATTTTTAAAGCTATATGTCTTAGAGAATTTCTTAGCATGAGCTTCTACATCTTCTCTGCTCCAATAAACTGTTTTTTCAAATCCATTTAGTAATTTAAAATATCCAGCATATCCAATAACTTTATCTGATTTTCTTTGAGTAAAATCTATTTGAACTTCTTCTGAAAGTGGATTCCAGCTTATTAACTCACCTTCCCTTATTTCAACTACATTAATTCCTTTATACTGTCCTGTTCTTAAAGCTAGTTGAATATATCCCTTATATCCCATTTGGAATTGAGCCTTTGTTCCATAAGGTACTACCCATGCATATCCTAAGTTTTTATCTACTGGTAAATCCATAGTTGCTGCTACCATACAACTTGCTACAACTGACATAGGTTCACATTTCTTTAGATTAACATCACTATTAACTAAATTAACTATAGAACTCATATACTGTGGAGCTCTTTCCATAAGAACTTCTTCAAATCTTTTCTTAACTGCTGGACTATCCATAATACCTTTAACGTTATTTGTTATTGCAGAAGGTTGTCCTGCTCCTTCTTTCTTTGCTAATTGATTTTTTAAACTATTTGCTGTTGCCATAATTATTTATCCTCCTTAATATTGAACTTTCTACTAATACTTTCTTTAACCACCTTTTCATATACTTCTGGAAACTCTGACTTAAGTTTTTTACTATCAACTCTGTTTGATAAAATATTTTTCCAGCTTAAGCTATATCCAGGAGCATATGCATACTCTGCTTTACCTATTTCAAATTTAATTTGATTCTCTAATTCTTTTACTTGTGCTTCAAAACTCTTTAGTTGTTCCTTCATTTCTAAATAAGATTTAATTTTCTCTTTATATTTAAATCCTAGCTCTACTGATTTATCTGTTTCTGATTCTTTATATTTTTCTTTAAGATACTTTTCTGCAGCACTAGATCCATCTAAAGCTGGTGGAGTTTTATCCTCTACCATTTTCCAAAAGCTTTTCTCTGCTTCAATAATCATTTGAATTAATTCTTCATCTCTTTTGATCTCTTTCCATATAAACTTTTGTCCACCAATTAATACTGCAATATATCCTATTTCTGCTCCTGTAACAAATAAGTAATGTTGTACTTGAAGTAAATAACTTGCTGGTACTTCATCTTCTTGCCACTCATTAGTTAAATATTGATTAGCAGTTTTACATTCTAGTATCGCATTTTCTCCTACTACTCTTCGGTCTATATTGGCTACCATAAAAGGATAATCCTTATGTTTGTAATGCTTTCTATCTCTTCTAACTTTCTTACCAGTTCCCTTCTCAAATTCTTTAGCAACTATTTCTTCTAGCTGGTCCCCCCAGTAAGCACTCTCAAATTGTTCTTTAACTTCTTCAATAGGTTCTGTTTTCTCTATATATACTTCAAATGTAGTCTTATATTTATTAACTCCAAGTATTGCTCCTACATCACTTCCACCAATTCCACATTGCCTTTCTTTAAGCCACTCAAGTTTATCCATCTACTTGTCCTCCTTGAAACTAACTATTAATCTATCGTCCTCAGTACAGTAACTAATTTTGTCTATATAATAATCTCTGTCATTTTCATCATAAATCTTGAATCCATCTTTGTTTAATTGATTAATTATTGATATTAATACATTTAATAAAACCTCTAATGCTTTCATATACCCTCCTAAATTAAATCCTTGAATACTTCACCAGTTTCTTCTATATAAACTTGGTCATTGTCTATATCTGTTCCTGGTGGTATAATGTCATTGAATGTTTTTAAGTGCTCATAACTCTTACTTTGGTCGGTGGAGTAATGAGCTTTTTTATATTGCTCTACTACTAGTCTTGTAACTGCATTAACATTTAATTGCTTGGTCATATCTTCTTTTACTTTTTCAACTTCTCTTGCTAGTTCTAAAGCCTTATCTTTTTCAAGAAACTCCTGCATAAGCTTACCCAATCCCCTTTCCTCCTTCCTGCTCTTATAGAGTTACTATTTAGAAGTAATAACTTTTCCATCTTCACACCTCCCTAATGTTATTTTTAGTATTTCACATATATTTATAAACTCTTTAGAGCTTGTCCTTTTATTAAAAGCAACTCTATTTGCTTTAATATCATTTGTTACATCATTCATAAAAGCTGAAAACTCTTTAGCTGATAAACTGTTTTTAAGTTCTGTTAAGTATTTAAATAACATACACATTTTCTCCTTTTTATGATATATTCCCCTAAAATATGTTAATATATATTTAGAAAGGGGCTGCTTTAAATGATTTATTTTATAAAAAATAATTTTTTTTCTATTCTTTCAATACTCATATCGATATCATCTTTATCTATAACTTTGTTTAACCTTTATATAAATAGAAAACATCTTGATGTCGTCATTGAAGAAGATCTCGATAAAATAGATAACATTTATACAAACTATTTAGAATATCAAAATCAAGATCCAAGCCTTAATTTTGGCAATGGTAAAGTATGTTTTATCAAAGTGGTTAATCCTTCAACCAAAGATATTGCATTCTTTGATTTACGTGTTGTTGATTTAGATAGCATGAAATCAATTTTCTTTCTATCCAATGCAGTATTAGAATTAACAAATCTAACTAATGAAAAAATCTTTTATGGTAGTGATAATGTTATGGCTAAAGTAAACATTCCATATTCCAATTATGGTATTTTTAAATCAAATAGTTTCACTAGATTAGATATTCCTTTTTATCCTGCTGAAACTACAACTACAGTCTTAGTTTCTTTTAAAGTAGCCATATCTTCAATAAAATCTAATAAAGAAGCTGGCTATAGAAAAAAGTTCAAATATTATAAAAAAACTTTTAATATTTCTCTTTAGTCATTATTAAAACTATGATACTGGCTATCAAAGCTATTAGGCTTATTAATAATGCAATTAAATCCATTTACTACCTCCTACTAATTAAACTGGTGTAATAGTTATATTAGACTGCTTTTGTTGTTTTCTTAATTCATTAATAACAACTTTAGCAATTTCCTTTGAGTCAATCTTTAAATTACCTTCTATATCAAATTTAATTAACTGCTCTTGAACTGGTACTTCTGGAGCAGTTAATTCTTTAATTGCATACTCTAAAGCTTGTACATCTTTGTCGTAATCTCCAACCATAAAGCTTTTTCTATCTTCTATAAGGTCTTTTAATTGATTTATTACTTCTTCTCTTTTCATCTATATACCCTCCTTTAATAATCTATCTATGATATAAGCTTGTCCTTTTCCAGTAACCCTTGTTGTATGATAAGTAAATAATCCTTTAGAACTTTCTCTAGTACCTTCAACAACTTCAAATAATCCTTGCTCTATCCCTCTTTGCATTGGCTCTGTAGAATTTTTAAATATAAGTCCCCAGGACCTTAGTTTCTCCCAAAGTTTTCTCTCACCTATTTTTATATTTTCTTTACTAGCTACTTTTGCTACTTCCCTAACTAATAAACTATTTTCACTTGCTGCAATCTGATTTAAAAACTTGTTCTTACTTTCAAGCTCTTTATCCTTTGCTTTTAATAATTCATTTTTCTTTTGCAATGTATTTTGAGCTATCAATAAAGCCTTAGCTAAAATATCTTGTTCACTTTCTTCTTGATCTATAGGAATATATCCCCCTGTCTTTCTTATCTGTGGTAGCACTTTATCAGTTACCCAATCTTGAAATTTTTCAGCTTCCTTCTTCTTAGACTTGAAGATTAATTTATAAACTCCACTTTCAGTTAGAAAGTTCTCTCCAGCATTATTTAATTTTCGGATGTTGCTATCTGTCACATCCGAATTTTTCAATTTAACAACTTGATTACTATTCATTCTAGTAATTGCTTTTCTAACTCCTTCTGGAGAAATATCTAAGCACTCTCCACAATGATATGGATTAAATAATACATTTCCATTAAGTTCAAATACTTCTACTGGTCTATTTTCAAACATCATTATTTTATTCATATAGCTTGTCCTCCTTAATTCTTATTCTATTTAGTTTCTAAAGGAACAATATTGTCTAACTCAGATAAATCATACCCTTCGTATTTCAATAAAAAATCCTCTAATGTTGATTTTCTAATCTTAAAGCTCCCTAACTTCAAGCATCTTAGCTTACCTTTCTTAATTAAGGCATATACATAATCAGTATTCGTTTTTAATATCTTTGCAGTTTCTTTAACTGTATAAAGCATTTCTTCCATAACTATAACTCCCTTCTTAATATTCAGTTCAATCTATTGAACTTCTTTTTCAAAAAAATAAACTTGTATTTCATTTGATTCTATTTTTAGAAGTTCAGAAATTGAAGTTATTTCATCTTGAGAAAAAAATATTTTATTATTTAACTTTAGTGATATTGTTCTTTCCGAAATCCCTAATTTTTTGGCGAAACTCCTTTGAGTCCCAAATTTTTCAATTATTCTTCCTCTTAACTTATTATAATTAAAAGCCATATAATCACCTCCTGTAAATTTAGTTCAATTTATTGAACAACATTATCATATCATGTCGTTTTTTGCTCGTCAATACAAAAATTCAATATTTTTAACTTTTTTGTTTCACTTCTTGAACTTAAGTTCAAAATAGTGTATTATATTTATTGAAAGGAATGATATCATGAATATTCAAAATACTTCTGTTAGATTAAAACAAATTATGCAGGAAAGAAATTTAAGACAAGTAGATTTATTAGAAATGGTTAAACCTTACTGTGAGAAATACAAAGTAAAAATTAATAAATCTGATATAAGCCAATACTTATCTGGGAAAGTAAAACCAGGGCAAGAAAAACTATCAATGTTAGGTATGGCACTAGATATAAATGAAACATGGTTAATGGGTTATGATGTACCTAAAGATAAACAATTTAATATTGAAAAATCTAATATTTCTAGTGAAGAAGTCATTTTATTAAAAAGTTTTAATAGTCTAAATGATATAGGAAAAAAAGAAGCTATTAAAAGGGTTGAAGAGCTCACTTGCTTAAGTAGATATGTTGATAATAATAATGTTGTTAACCTTCCAAAAAGAGAAAAACAAATATGGGAAGAACCAGGTAAAGAACATCTTATGCCTATAGCATCACATGATAAAGATGGGGAATTTACTGAAGAAGATTATAAACATGATAACGATATAATGAATGATGATGATTTGTGGAAATAAATATACAAAGGGTGATGGGATTGACTTATGATGAATTATTAATAGAAGCTGATGAATTCGGAATAATTGTTAAAGAACTAGACTTAAAAACACGTGATGGTCATTGTAACGGAAATAGAATAGCTATCCACAAAGATTTATCAAATTATGAAAAAACTTGTGTCTTAGCTGAAGAGTTAGGACACTATCATAAAACAGTTGGAGATATTACAAATCAAAAAGACATTAACAATAGAAAACAAGAACTAGTAGCTAGAAGATGGGGATATAACAAAAATATTGGACTTATTGGTCTTATAAATGCATTTGAGTATGGTTGCTTAAATAGGTATGAAATAGCTGAATATTTAAATGTTACTGTTGCATACTTAAATGAAGCTCTAGAGTATTATGAAAGTAAATATGGAACAATTCATAAAATAGATAACTATATTATTTACTTCTCTCCCAATGTCTATATAGGAAAAATTTTTTAATTATAAATAAAGGAGATGATTTTATGGCATCTGTGAATGTCAGAAAACGTGGTGACAAATGGCAATATCAATTTGAAGCTGCAACAATAGATAGTAAGCGTAAACAAATAACCAAAAGTGGATTTAGAACAAAAAAAGAAGCTTTAGAAGCTGGGACTAAAGCTCTTGCTGAATACAATAATTGTGGTCTATCCTTTACACCGTCTGAAATTTCTTTTGCTGATTATTTGGACTTCTGGATAAAAGAATATGCAGAAGTAAATTTGAAGGAAACTACAGTAAATAACTATATGAAGAAAATAAAATTATATATAAAACCTAAACTTGGTATTTATAAATTAAAAACCTTGACACCAGCGATTTTACAAACCTTTATAAATGAAAAATTCAATGATGGCTTTAGTCGAAATACCTTATTAGTATTAAAAGGAATACTAAGTGGATCATTAAACTATGCTGTTGAACCTCTTGGATATATAAGATTTAGCCCTATGTCTGCAGTAAGGTTACCACTTCAACGAGCTATTCCTAAGACACCTACTAGAAAAAAAGAAAAATATATAATATCTGAGGAACAGTTTGCTAAAATAATTGAGCGTTTTCCTTATAGTCATACTTGTTATTTACCTTTACAACTCGCTTATAGGTGTGGCTTAAGATTAGGTGAAACTTTTGCTATTACTTGGGATGATATAAATTTGAATGACAAACAATTAAGTATTAATAAACAAGTACAATGGCAAGATAACCATTGGTACTTTACTGATACGAAATATAACAGTGATAGAATTATAGATTTAGATGACTTCACAGTTAATATTCTAAAGCAATATAAAAAACAGCAAATAAAAGATAGAATATATTATGGTGAAAGCTATACAAAAATAAAAGTCAATAATAAAAATCAGATAAATGAAACAGAAGGTAATGAAATAAACTTAATTAATATAAGAGAAAATGGCACATATATACAGCCTAGAGTTATGCAGCACTGTTTTAGAATCATTCATTATAAACTAGGATATAAAGAATTAGATTATCATTCTTTAAGGCATACTCATACAACTATGCTTTTAAGTTCAGGTGCAAACATAAAGGCTGTTCAAGAAAGATTAGGTCATAAAAACTTAGATATGACATTACAAGTCTATACACATGTAACAGATGATATGAGAAGAAAGACTATAGATATATTAAATGAAAAAGAGCAACTAATAAAATAG